TGGGCGACTATATCTTTGCTTATAAAGGTAATGTTCTATATAGTACAGAATATGATTACCAAACCAATACTAAAGTTAAGAAAGAAGCTATTGGTGCTTCTCAGTTTAAAACGGTGTTTCAGCACTTCGATAAACTAGGTAAGAACTCTATCCCAGTTGGTACTGAATTATTCATTGAATTTCTAATGAGTAAACCAACACTCTCTAGTAACTACAGTACAAAACATAAAATGGTCCTAATTGGTCATTCTAAAAGTACTTGGGAAGAAAAATTCGGTAAACTGAAAACCCGTCCACAAGGTATGGATATTACAAAACGTGATGCCTATGCCAAAGAGCTAAAAATCGATGTCCCTCAGCTATTATTTAAAGGTGTGATGGGCAGTCAAATCGGTTTTGACAAAGGTATCCTTAATAAAGCTTTACAGAAAGAGTTCAACGAACGCAAAGCTGGATTTACTTGGGATAATCCTGAGATTCTTTTAGATGATTTACGTCAGATGTTTCTTGCCGTTGAATCGAAATACGGTGGTAAAGAAGAAGGTGTAGTACTGAAGTACAACGATCGACTTTTAAAATGGCAACAGGAATACCAATTAGATCAAGCGGCTCGTGCAGCTATTAAAATGAAGTACAGAGAAGATGTTCCAGAGGCTGAAACAGCTTATTGGAATAATGTTACTCGTACCGCTCAAGGTATAGCTAACTCTTTTGTAGTTAAATCCAGAAAACTAGATGATCTAATGTCTGAACTTTCTTTAGTTATGAAGAGTTTAAAATTGGATTTCTCACACAGTAAAAAGACTGCTGCTAATATTAAAGATGATATCCAGCTGACCGTTAAAACACTTATTACTAAGAAAATGCGTGGCAATAATAATGCCTTAATTATTGGTAAATTCCGTGTTGTAACAAAAGAAGGTCATGCTAAACTGTTTAAACGTGCTCAGACATTATATGATAATATTGTTATCTGTATTGTGACTAGTAAAGATACTAAAGAAACTAAAGATCTTCGTGAAGAAATGGTTCGTAAGGTTGCACCTAATGCAGAGATTATCCATGCTACGAATGGTAATCTTGCAAGAATTCTACAGAAATCACCTATTAATGTCAATGTTGTTTATGCTGGATCTGACCGAGTTTCAGAGTACCAGAATCAATTAAGAAATACATTAGGTACAGAGGTAAGAGAACTACCACGTACTGATGCTGATATTTCTGCTTCAAAAATGATTGCTAACATCGATGATAAAGAGTTCTTTGAGAAGAATTCACCTAAAGAACTTCATTCGATGTATAATAAAATTAAAAAGGCATACGAATAATGGCATTTAAGATTAGACCAACAAGTATTGAAGAATTAAAGAAATATAAGTTTAAAAATGAGGATGCTTTGTCTTCGTTTTGGACTTATATGAATGATACATATAAAGATACTGCTAGTTTTGCAATTGATGATAAAGATTCTACTAAAATAAAAATATTACCATCATATGAAAATAAAAAGTCTAAGCTTGCTATAGAAACAAAAAAGCATAAATTGAAATTAGCTTTTGGTAAAGGTTCAGACAAATTTAAAATTTCTGGTTCTGGTGATGATAAGACAACTCTTCAAGAAGTTGGATTTTTATTAGTTCTCGATATGTTGCTAAATAAACAAAAAACTTTAGCAGATTATAAACCATCTAAAAGAATGCATGTAAAAGCAAATTTGGAAAATGTAATTAACTTTTTAGAAACCGATACAGCATGGTTTAAATCTGTACTGGGTGGTGCAGAAAAAACTATTATACAATTTGGTGCTAGTAAATTAAGACAATTTAATTTCCATCATGATGATCAACTATTCAATATTATTAGAAAAACAGGTAAGGATTTATCTGGCTTATCTCACATGGATAAGTGGAATCCTGCAGATGTCTTTTTAATTAAAAAATGGAATCCAGATACATCTAACATCATTAGATTTAATGATTATATTTTTAACAGTGGAGATGTTATAGGTATTTCTCTTAAGAAAGGAGAGAAAGAAGCATTACATGGTGCTTTAGCATTAAATGTTGTTTCTGAAGAATTTGGTTATGGTAAACTTAGTGCTAAATTTAAAGAAAATAATGATGCTTTCAAAAAAGAAATGTCTAATCTTATCAAAAAGATAAAATCACATCCACTAAAAAATAAAATTTATGTTCATTCTGATTCAAATAATATTAGCGAAAGCTTAAATAATTTAAATATAGAATCAGTTAACTTTTTTAAATCTGTTCCACCTGCTATAGAATGGATAGCAAAATCGAATGAAGATTTAGAAGAAATGCTATATTTTGCTGTAATGACTGCTATGTCAATCTCACCTAAATCTTGTTCTCATTGGAAATTAGAAGGTTCTAAATTAACTGTTATGCCAGTACCATCTAAAATTGACTTAATTAGATCACGCATAAAACTTAATGGAAACACAGATACTATTTTTGATATTAAATTTAATTCTAAACAAATAAAATTACAATTGAGAAGTAAAGGTTCACTACCACAATTCATCATCATTAAAACTGCAGAAAACCCAAATGATTTGTACAAAATTACGCAGATGAAATGATTTTTAATAAATAGTAATGTATAATATACATTGTTACCACATAAGGACATAACATGAAGTTCAAGAAATATCTCAAAGATTTAGCAGAAGAAACTACTGCTGCCGATATTGCTCCAGTTGATACTAAACTTGATATGACTCGGAGAAATAAACATCTAGAGAAAGGCAAAAAGTGCAAACAACACAAAAAACTAAATTGTGAAATATGTGCTGAACAGATTGATGAAGGATACTGGAACTAATCCAAACGTTTCAACTAAATAGTACTAAATAAAGATATTTAATACTGAAGGAAAGATATGAAAAACTTAAAAATTCTTATTACTGGTGGTGCCGGTTTTATCGGCAGCCACCTTGCAGAACGTCTATCAGTCGATAATGACGTAACATCACTCGACAACTACTTTACCGGTTCTACTAAGAATCATGTTCCTGGTGTCTGCTATATTACTGGTAGTACAAAAGACATTTTCAATATTCCAGAGTTTATTTCTTGGATCCCAGATGTTGTGTTCCATCTCGGTGAGTACTCTCGTGTAGAACAATCGTTCGATGATATGGATAAAGTCCTAGAATATAATAAAGATGGTACTCATCAGGTTCTGGAATTTGTTCGTAAACATAAATGTAAATTGATTTATGCTGGTTCAAGTACTAAATATGGTGATTCCGGCGACAATGCTAATGCATCACCTTACGCTTGGTCAAAATCAAGTAATACCCAGCTAGTAAAAAACTACGGTGAATGGTACGGCATTGATTATGCTATTACTTATTTCTATAATGTATATGGTCCACGTGAAATCAGTACTGGTTCATATGCTACACTTATTGCTAAGTTTAACCAGAAAATGATTAAAGGTGAAACACTAACAGTAACTTCTCCAGGTACACAAACCCGAAATTTTACATACATTGGTGATACAATTAATGCTCTAGTATTAATCGGTGCTAATGGACACGGCGATGAATATGGTATCGGATCACCCGAAGATTATTCTGTACTTGAAGTGGCGGAAATGTTCGGTGGTACAATTGAAATGACTCCAATGCGTGCCGGTAATCGTATGACTGCTCCAGTTGTATCTGATAAAACACGTGCTCTTGGCTGGGTACCTCATCAGAGCTTACCCGACTATATCAAAAAACTAAATAGTAATAACTAATCTTAATTGAAGGAAAGAATATGAAAATTACTGTTGTTGGATCCGGCTATGTCGGTTCCTCTATCTCAACCCTACTAGCACAGAATAATGAAGTGGTTCTTTTGGATGTATCAGAGGAGAAGGTTAATAAAGTTAATAACCGTATTTCTCCTATTGAAGACCCAATGATTACTGAGTTCTTCGAGAGTGGTACACTTAACCTTAAGGCAACTACAGACAAGGTAGAAGCATACGATGGAGCTCAGTTTGTTGTCGTGGCTGTCCCTACTGATTATAATCCAGATACGCGTTACTTCAATACATCATTGGTGGAACGAGTTATCAAGGATGCTAATGAACATAATCCAGATTGTACAATCGTTATCAAATCAACTATTCCCGTTGGTTATGTAATGGAAACACGTGAGAAACTAGGTATTGATAACCTTATCTTCAGCCCTGAATTCCTACGTGAAGGTTCTGCTCTACAGGATAATCTATACCCAGATCGTATTGTTGTTGGTGAAAAGTCAGGTCGTGCTAATACTTTTGCTACATTACTTTTAGAAGGAGCACGTAAAAAGGATGTCGATGTACTGTTCACTGATCCCACAGAAGCTGAGGCTGTTAAGCTGTTTGCTAATAGTTATCTTGCAATGCGTGTTGCATACTTTAATGAATTGGACTCCTATGCTGAACTTCATGGGCTAAATACTGGTGATATCATCCGAGGTGCTTCTCTGGATCATCGTATTGGTACACATTACAATAACCCATCATTTGGTTACGGTGGATACTGTTTCCCTAAAGATACAAAACAGCTTATGGCTAACTTTGAAGGAACACCTAGTCATATGATTCAAGCTGTAGTGGCAAGTAATGAAACACGTAAACAGTTCATTACAGATCAGATTCTGGCTAAAAATCCTGAAACAATTGGAATCTTCCGATTAACTATGAAAGCTGGTTCAGACAATTTCCGTAGCTCGGCAATTCAAGATATCATAAATAAACTTGTAAATCAAGGTAAAAATGTTATTATTTACGAGCCAACGTTTAAAGATACTAACTTCGATGGTATCCCTGTAGTGAATAACACTAAGGAATTCTGCGAAATGTCTGACGTAATTGTAGCTAATCGAATTGAACCAGAAATCGAATTCTGTTCTCATAAAGTCTATACACGAGATATTTTCAATTCTGATAGTTAATCTTAAATAATAGCATGTTATAATAACTGTATATTAATGAAGGACTGAACATGGAAACATTTCGTAAAATTACTGTAAAATTTAAAACTGAGAGTGCTCTTAATGAGTTCTCTCAGAAAATTCTTTCTAATACCGATTACAAACTTCTTCCTAATATGAAAGAAGTCCAAATTGGTAAAGATGGTATCGACTTTGCTTATAAAAAATCTTTAAAAGCTAAACCTAAAAAACCTAAGCAATGGGAACAACACTGGAAAGATCTCACCCCCTTCGAGATCAACGATAAAGCACCTTTTGCACATATCGACTTCCTATTCAATGATTCATATGATAACGATGCACTATCTGACCTACTCGACCAGACTGTAACCGTTAAAACAAAATCATTGTTCTACCCTAAGAAAATTGTAGGTGACGAGAACTACATCCGTGTACTTGGTGAACGTGGTAATCCTCAGTACCCTATCTATGTTATCTCTAAAGGTCGTTCTAAAACTTGTGTTACTGCTGACCATCTTATTAAAATGGAAGTTCCATTCAAGATTGTCATTGAAAAGCAAGAATGGAATGATTATGCTGAGGTGTATGGCGAGGATCGTCTACTAGAACTTGACCTATCATTCCGTGATGAATATGATGTTTATATTAAGGATTTCCCTGCTGATAAATCAAAAGGTTCCGGTCCTGCTCGTAACTTTGTTTGGTGGCATGCTAAAAATGTTGTAAAATCAGATTGGCACTGGATCATGGATGATAACATCTTTGGTTTTAACTACTACAATGATCATCGTCGTATGAAAGCAGTTGATGGAACCATCTTTGCAGCTGCAGAGGACTTTGTTAATCGTTACGACAATATTGGTATCTCTGGTCTGAACTACTACATGTTCGCTATCCCAGGTTCAAAAGAAGTTCCTTACGTAGCCAATACCAAGATCTATTCATGTCTCCTGATTAATAACCATATCCCTATTCGTTGGGCTGGTCGTTATAACGAGGACGTTGATATTTGTATCCGTGCCCTAAAAGAAGGTTACAGTACTATCCAATTCGATGCATTCCTTGCTAAGAAAGGTGGTACTCAAACAATGGGTGGTGGTAATACTGATGCATTTTATGCTGAGGAAGGTACACTACCAAAATCGAATATGCTGATGTTCAATCATCCAGATATTACTAATGTTACTTGGCGCTTCCAACGCTGGCATCATGTTACTAATTACGACATTTTTGATGTTTACAAAGATCGTACAATCGGTGAAACTATCGAGTACATGATGCAACCACCAGTACTTGACCGTGAAGCTGACAAGGACATCATTGAACAGATTCGTAACATTGATTTTAAATGGATTGAACGCTGGAATATCTTTAAAGAACTTCCAGAAGAGAAACGTACACGTCTGTTGGACACATTAAAATTCTACAGATTCACTAAAGACAATGAACGTATTATTGACATCCTCTGTCAGCCTCGAGTTCTGAATTGTGATTACTATGATCACATCTGGGAACATGAAGTACCAGATACTGAAGATAACAGAATCATGAAAGATCTGTTAGCCCTTGCTGATGATAATGGTATGTTGTTCTACACAGTCGATTGGGATGATTATCTCAGCTATGTTGAACCAGAAAAACGCGCTACTATCGTTCATGAAATGAAACGCAATAAATACCTACAGAAGAAGGACTACACAAAGTACAACTACAATATCCAAGAGTTCTTGCTATCGACTGATGAACACTTCGAACATCACGATTCAAAAGCTCAGATTATCAATAAATATGTTAATCAGAACGATGATCTGGAAGTACCTGTGACTTTCTTTGACAAGAAGATCCGTGGCGACGTTAAACTTGAACGTAAGAAAACATTCGAATCTAAACTAACTTCTCGCTCTGAAAAGATAGTTAAAAAGGATGAATCATACACAGTAATGATCCACGGTACAGAAACATTTGATGATCAGGAACTATTCGATGAGAAAATCGGTTCTGTAATTCCTGAACAAACTGAGGAAATCATCAATTCTGTATATTATCCAGTTGATCTCTTCGGTGCAAATTATGCATTGACTAATAAACTGAAAAATAAAGATTTTGTTCCAGATGAAATCATGTATACCGATGGTGCATATCGCAAGATCTACACAGATATGTCTGAATATGCTAATGAATTGATTCTGTTCATTGATGGCGAACTAACAGATGATTTGACTTACTTGGTCAATGAATTCGAAAATCAGAATAAACCGGTTACTGTTATTAAAGGTAACACAACCAACACAACAACACTAGACGATTGGGATTAAAATGGAAGAGAAAATTCAAACAATGAAAGCCGGTAAGCGATTTTTTAAGCTTATCAACGGTGAAATGGTTTATGGTGAAACAGAAACGGTACCTACTCAAAATGGTACCGAAATCATCATCAAGAAACCTTATATGGTAAAGAACGGTAATGTGATGCCTTACTGTATGGACGTATTACCAAGTGCCCCAGGCGCGATTCAGATTCATCCAATGAATATCCTATGGACTGTACCACTGGATGAATTCCCTGAAGTTCTAAAGGCTTATACAAAAGCTACAACCGGATTGGATGTACCAGATAAGCCTAATATTATCTTTTAAACAGATAATGTAGTTGAAAGCGAGTTATAGTTGCCGAATGGATCGGTGATTGTAACTTGCACTTCAACATTCCCTGCAGCACTAATATCTAATTGTGCTTTATCCAGATCTCCAACAACAACTGCTGAACCTGACAGAACAGTCCAGTCAAAAGATAATTCAGTCAATTTGTTATCTTTATCTTCATAAATAACTTCAAGATTATTCTGACCTAAACCAATTGTTCCTACTGGTACAATACTGATAATATTAGGAGCATATGTAGTTGTGTCTGTAACCTGAGTTAATGTCTCATTGGTTAATGATCCATCATCAAGTACATCCCATCCCATAATAGACTTCTTACTGTAGAAGTTTCCATCTTGTTGGTTAAGGTACATTTTGAAGTCCTTAACTCGATCAATAGATTTGATAGGTGGATAAAGGTTACCCATAATAGAAAGACCGATATTAACGCTCATCAGATTAGATGATAGTTCTTCATAGTCTTCTGCTTCGATACCAATATCAAGTAGTTTTACTGGAACACGAGTAGGTTCATCCAGATTTGACGCATCCCATACATCGATGTTTACAGTTGGATTGAACTTAGGGGCGATTTGCTCAATGATCATACATGCTTCATTCATACCACGGCACATAATACTGAGCTCAAATGTGAATTCATACGGAACAGAGTTATACATGTACTCAAAAGTATCATCTGTTTTAATCGTAGCAATTTTAACATTCTTATTTTTAGTACGCTGTTCAGATTTAACCAATGTACTCATAGCTAAAGCAGCTCTAGGCAGAACATTAGTATTACCAGATGATAACTGTTCAGCAGTATAGCTATCGAGAACTCTTGCTTTTTCTTGTGAACTGTACTTAATAGGTATATTACGACTAACAGTATTGCCGTTGCTATCTTCGTACTGGATCTCTAATCCATTAAAGAAGTCTAACAGAGCAGCAACGTATTTTCTAATTGTACCGTGATGAACCATATTTTAATCCTATGTTTTTGTATTATTTATATGGCAAGAGGATATAATAAATAGAACATTATGTAAGGAGAAATCTATGGAACAACAAATTCAAGAAGTCATTGAGCAGATTGAAGCAGCTATGGAACGTATTGACCAGGCAGCTATGAACTCTGGTAATGGTACTGTATACGCTAACAACAAGAATCTGTTGAAAGAGCTGAACGACATCAGAAAAAAGTTAAAAAAATTGTAAAAAAGTATTTACTTTTGCTATAGTTATGATAGAATGGCTACATAATCAAATAAAGGAAACATTATGGAAACTATTACTATCTACAAAGATTCTTATGACCAACTTTTAGATCGCGAGTTCGAGCTTCTCACAGAGTTGGCAAAATTAAAAGGAACCATTTCTGCTCTTGCTGGTATGGATAACATGCCTGAGTACGTTATGAAAGAGCTCAAAAAGCTTGCTGAAAGTTAAATAGCATCGTGTTATAATGGTTCTCTAATTGATAAAAGGATAGATATGAGCATTCGCAAACTTACAGAACGTGAACACATTATTCAGCGTCCATCGATGTACATCGGTGCTGTCGATTTGACAAAATCAAATGAGTACGTGTTCGAAGATGGTAAAATCCAATTCAAAGAGATCAGTTACGTTCCTGGTCTAATTAAAATTATCAATGAAATCCTAGATAACTCAGTCGATGTTGCAATTAAAACCGACTTCAAAGGCTGTAATGAAATCAGCATCAAAATGGATGCCACTACAGTCGAGGTTCAGGATAATGGTACTGGCATCCCAGTTCAGAAAAATGCTGATGGTCAATACCTAGCAGAATTGGCTTGGGGTCATGCCCGTGCTGGTTCTAACTTTGATGACGACAGCAACCGTACACAGATTGGTATGAACGGTGTTGGTTCATTTGCTACTAACTGTTTCTCTAAGAAATTCGTTGGTAAAACTGATGATGGATCTAAATTCTACCAGATCAACTTCAAAGATAATGCTGGTTCATTTACAGACAAGGTTGAATCCTCTAAAGGTAAAACTGGCGTCAATGTAAAGTTCTGGCCTGATCTAGAGAAATTTGGTCTAACTGCTATTGATGAAACACATATGAATGTCATCAAGAACCGACTGATTAACCTATCAATGTCGTTCCCAGAGATCACATTCAAATTCAATGGTCGTAAGATCAATGTTAATTCATTCAAGAAATATGTTGCATTATTCTCAGAAACCTCTGAAATCTATGAGACTGAGGACTACAAATTCGCTATTCTTCCTAATGCTGAAGATGATTTCCGTCAATTCAGCTATGTAAATGGTCTGAAAATTCCAGATGGTGGTACCCACATTGACATTATCAGTACTAAAGTTGTTGATGGTCTACGTGAGAAACTCCAGAAAAAGTTCAAAACTATTAAACCTGGCGACATCAAGAACAAACTGATGATTGTGGCATTCCTTAAAAATGTCAAGAACACTAAGTTCAACTCTCAGTCTAAAGAGAAAATCACTAATGGTACTGCTGAACTCAATGCATACTATGGCGATATTCCGTTCGATAATATAGTGAATAAAATCTTTCGTAATAAGGAAATCATTGATCCTATTACTGAAGTTTATCGTATCAAAGAAGAGTTCAAGAAACGTCAAGAACTCAAAGGTCTTCAGAAAACCGTCAAGAAGATCAAATCAGATAAGTACCTCCCATCAATCGGTAAAAAGAAATACCTATTGTTGGTAGAGGGTGAATCGGCTCTAGGTGGTCTGTCCCCAGTATTGGGTCGTAAGGAATGTGGTTACTATACATTGAAAGGTAAACCCCTGAATGCATACTCTGCTCCACAGTCTAAGTTCACACAGAATAAAGAATTATCTGAACTGTACAAGATTATCCAAAATGAAGGATATGAATATATTGTATATGCGACTGACCAAGATTTGGATGGCTACCACATCCGAGGTCTGTTGACCGGATTCTTTGTGAAGTACCTACCTGAACTAAAAGGTAATATTGGTATGCTACAGACTCCAGTTATCGGTGTGACTAAAAAGGATAAATTGGTATCATGGTACTACAACCTATCTGATGAAGTTAAATTGAAGGCTGGTGAAACATCGAACTACTACAAAGGTCTAGGTTCCTGGGATCAGGATGATCTGAAGGATGTTGTTCAAAAAGATGGTCTAGGTAAGATGATTAATATTCTTGACTTCGACTCAGAAGAAATCATTGATGAATGGTTGGGTGATGATTCTGAACCTCGTAAGAAATATATCTTGGCTAATGACTTCAGTATTGCTAAATTATAAGTGAGCTACTTGAATAGAATAGGACTTTCTGTGTAATCCATGGGAAGTTTTATTCTACTGATAGTAGCTATGCAAAAAAAGATTAAAAAAGATTAAATTAGTTGTTTACTTTTGGACTAGTTGTGTTAGAATGGCTACATTAACTAAAACAGGATACACAAAATGATCTTAAAAACTTTTACAATCCCAACTGAAAACACAACTCAACTTCTTCCATTCATTAAACAGTTCGGCGCACATATCGTATCTCTTAAACATATCTCTTACCGTAAAACCATCGTCGCAGTTCGTTTTCCTAAATCTGAAATCGATAACTGGAACGACGTTTGGCACCACGATCCATCTAAACAAATTTAACTGAATCTAATAATTAAATAAACCTGTATTATAATATACCTTTAAATAGGAAGTATACATGAAAATATCAGAATTTTTTAACAAAGACTACGTCGATCAGGCATCATACGATAACCTTCGTAAAATTGCTTCACTGGTCGATGGTCAAAAGAATGCTTCTCGTAAGGTTCTTTACACAGTCCTTGAAAAGAATATCAAGGAAAAAATTAAAGTATCTCAGCTGAACTCAAAAGTTGCAGAGTTTGCTGAATATCTACATGGTAGTCTGGAAGGGGTTATCATTAACCTAGCCCAGGACTTTCCAGGTACTAATAATATCCCTTTATTACAAAAGAAAGGTAACTTTGGTACTCGCTTCTCACAGGAAGCATCAGCACCTCGATACATTTACTCGTACGGTACCTCTCAGTTCTTTGAACTCTTTAAGAAAGATGACTCTCCAGTTCTGAAACATCAGTACTTCGAAGGTCAACAAATCGAACCAATGTACTACGTGCCAACACTACCTATTCTGTTGATTAATGGATCCGAAGGTGTATCGTCTGGATTCGCGCAAAAGATTCTACCACGTAATCCTAAAGAGGTTACTAAATATATTAAATCTACTTTAGCTGGTCGTTCTGGTGCCCATAACCTTACTCCGTATTATGAAGGATTTAATGGTACAATAGAACAAGGCGAAAACCCCGCACAGTGGCTCATTAAAGGTATCTGTGAGGTTAAAAGCTTTAACCGTGTGGAAATCACAGAGGTTCCAATTGGTTACGATCTGAAAGGTTATATCAAGGTACTGGATGACTTGGAAGATAAGAAAATTATCCAGTCGTACCGTGATAAATCTGAGGATGATAACTTCCTATTCGAGGTAACCATTCCAAGTAAAACTCTAAAGAACTGGGATGAGGAAACCCTATACACTAAACTGAAACTTATTAAAAAGGTTACTGAGAACTATACAGTAATTGATGAGAATAATAAAATTGTTGTATATGGGTCTGCTAAGGACATTCTAGATCAT